ACGTTGTTCAGCTAGAGCCTGAGACTTTTTAGTGTAGTCCGTACCTTGTTGATAACCCTTGATAAGTTCGTCTAGTTCTACTTCGACTTCCTCACCAGATGCTTTGACTTTATATCTCTGCTTGGGCTGTTCCTCGGATTCCTCCTCAGAATACTCAACTTCATCAGTCTCTTGAATTTCCTCTGGTTGACCTTCGGCTTGGCCTTGTTCGGCTTCCTCAGAATCACCCATCATGCCTTCAAATGCTGAAGCAGCTTGGTTTACATCTAGGCTTTCACTCCCATTAGGGTTGGTGTTTTCCATTTGTCATCTCAATAATCGCCAGAAACCTTCTGGACGGAGGTGTAGCCTATAGGCTACAGAATTACAATATTTTCCACTTCTTCTCTCTAATCACAGTTTCCGAGGCTAAGCCTTCTAGGTGTCCTGTAATTAGTTCAATAGTCTTAATGTGCCTGTAAGCGTCTTCACGCCTATCACATTCTTCTGCACTTGTGTTAATTATTACACTAATCTGCTCGTTTTTCAAATTATTTAATACTTCTTTGAAAAAGTCATCATTTAACAGGTTTTTAGCCCATTGTGCTAACAGGTGCTTGTCCATATTGGTTTTGTATTCCAGAAATTATGTCGTTAATGCTCAAGCTAGATTTAGCAGGGTAACCTTGCTTACTACCCAAGATGCCCATCAAGTCGTTGTAACTCAGGCTAGATGGCTGTGAGTATTGGATAGGCTCTGGCACTTGACCATAGTTAGGGTCTAGGAACTTTTCCCATTGAGTACCAATTAGCAGGTTTCTGTCGCCAAAGTTAATTGGAGGCAATACTGTAGCAGGGGCAACACTTGTCCTTGGAGGAGTAGTCCAATTAGCAGGAACATCAACAATTGGATATTGAGTAGCACCACCGCCACCACCACCAGTAGCAGCGTTAACACCTGCAATAGTAGTTCCAATTCCAAGAATTCTAATAATATCAGAGGCAGTTAATGATGTATCTTTAGTAGTTGGTGTAGTTGTTGTTGGAATTGTAACTGTAGGCGCAGTTGCTGTAGGTACTGTAGGTACTGTAGTAATAACTGGAATATCAGGCTGTGTAGGTCTAGGTGCAGTTACCTCAACAGTCGGAGGCGCAGTTGCACCACCACCTAAAATAGATGTAACAGCATTGATTACATCTGGAGATACTTGTTCTGGTCTGTTAGCAGTTGTTACAACAGTTGGAACTTGTGAAAGAGTGTTAATTAAATCAGTTGCAGTAATTGGTGTTCTGGCAGCATTAACAAGCAAAGTATCAGACGCACCTGTTACTGGCAATGCGCTAGTAATAGATGCAATATCTGCTGCACTTGCGTTTTCTAAAAACTGAGTAATCTGTGCGTTTGTTAATCCTGCACCTTGCATTGAACTAATTAACTGACTTTCAAGAGCATCATTAAACTGTGTTGCAGTCATGTTAGATGCGTCTATCGGACCACCCTGTAGATAACCACCCAATGCACCACCTGCGCCACCTAGCAAAGCACCTTTAAGTGGGTCACCACCAGCAATTCCAGTTGTTAAACCACCAAGAATAGCGTTACCCAATGCGTTAGAAGCTACTGCACCAGCACCTGCACCAAGCAAAGCACCACCAAGCAAACCACCCGCACCAGTTGCAGCTAATGCAAGTTGGACAATAGGCATCCATTGGTCTGCATCAGAACTTGACGCACCAGTTGTATAAAAAACTGGAGTGCCATTGGGTGCAATTTCTACTCGATAACCTGTGTTACCTTTACCTGTAAAAGTGCCACCAAAAGCATTGCCAGTTTGACGTTCACCATATGTACTAGGAACTTCTTGACCAGTTACTTTATTTCCATAAGTAGTAACTGTTTGTGTTTGACCAGTATCGTATGTATTGCCATTGTCATCTGTGTAAGTAACAGGAACTTGTTTAGTAATCTGACCAAACTGGTTAATGTCTGTAATTCCAATGCTAGACAAAATGTTAGCCATGTCAGCAGCGTTAGCTTGTGCTGAACCTTTGCCCTCGCCTGTCCACTTATCAGCAGTACCTTGACCAAGAATTTGCTGAGTTAGATATGTCTGTGCAATCTCTGGATTGCCTTGAAGTGCAGAAGATACTTGTGTTGGAGAAACTCCAGCAGCTTGCATTGTTTGGTTAATCAATGTAGCGTCAGCATTAGGATTAGCGTTAAACCATCCAAGAATGTCAGCGTTAGTTACAGCAGGTGTAGCAACCGCTTGTTGTACAGGAGGAGGAGGGGCTACTGGAGTTGTTGCTTGTGGTACTGGAGGAGGAGGCGCACCAGTAGCAGATTGATACTGAGCCGCACTTACACCAGCCTCTGCCATCGTTTGATTGATAAGGGCAGGACTAGCATTAGGGTTTTCATTCAACCAACCGAGAATGTCTGCATTAGTAACTGCCATGATTAACCCCTAATCTCTACGTTAGATGTAATGCCAGCACCAATCTTCATTGCTTTCAGTTGTGCTTCTGCTTCAAACTCTTGTTGCTTCATAGCAAAGTAAGCCTGTTGTTTCTCACGCTCTAGTTGCAACTTGGCAGCTTCCTTTTCACGCATCATCTGCATTTCAAGAACAGCCTTCTGTTGCGCCATCTCCATGTCAATCTGTTGTTGCTGTTGCTTCAACTGAATGTCAGCTTGTGCTTTAGCTTGGTTAGCCTGTATCTCAGCCTGTGTTCTGGCCATGATTGCTTGAACTTCTGGAGGCATCTGCTGTTGTTGTGGAGGAGGATTAGATAGCATCTGGTCTTGCTCTGGCGTAATTGCTTTGTAGAACTCAGCACTATCTTTAAAGCCAGCAATCTCTACCATACGTCCTAATGTGCCACGATACTGAGCAGGTGAAACGTAAGGATTAGCAGGGCCGTACTGACCAATCAACTGCTCTTGTTTAGCAAGAACCATAGACAGCATAGCCATCTGCTCTTGTCGGTTTCCAGCACCTAAACCTACGTTGATAGAAACATCGTATTGGTTAGCCCATGTTCTAGGGTCAAACTCTACGAACTCACCACGCATACGCACCATTCGTGCCTTGTCCTGATACTTACAGAGCAAGTGCAAGATACCTTGGAACAAAGACTTAACGCCTGTCTCAGCAAAGATTCGAGCCATCAGTTCAATCTTACCTGCGCCAGCTTGTTGCATAGAAGCTACCGCAGCAGCAGTTACGTTCTGCAAGATAGCAGGGTCTAAACCTTGTGAAGCATCAGATACACCTGTACGCTTAGACTGTACTGTGTCCAAATACTGAAGCATTGGGAAAGCCTGATTAGCCACGTTCTGCACAACTAACTGTTGAACAGCACCTTGTGACTTGGCACGAATAACACCACCAGCAGTAGATGTTAGCAAGTCATCTAGGTTTACTTGACCTTCAACCGCAACCACACGAGCATTGTTTGTCAGATATAAGTTATCCAACATCTGACGAGTGATGGTAGTCTTGATTAACTGTAGGTCAACTGTTCTGTCAGCTAGTGAGTTACCAAAGAACTTGTGTGGAATTGGGATAGGACAGATTGAGTGGAAAGGAACATAGTCCACTTCCTCAACCATTTCCTTACCATCCTCATCTTGCAGAATCTCATTTGAAGCGTAAAAGACTTGAGTCAGAGCAGCAATGCCCTTTCCGTTCATATCAGTTTTGACATAACACTCAAAGACCTCAATCTCTTGCATTGATGGGTCATCAGTCTGTGTTTGGTAAGGTTGCTCACCAGCAGAGTAACGAGCCACTCGCTCTGGCGTATAAGCCAAAGCATCATCCATCTGTAAGCCTTCAACTTGTTTCTTGTTAAAACCCATAGCAACCAAGTCACTACGAGTCAACATCTGTCTGTGGGCTACGAATGGGCTATCAGCAATAGTTCTAGCCTTCTTGCTAATCAAGAACTCCTCTGGAGGAACATTCTCAATCGTGACTTTGCCTGACTTTTTCTTTTGTTGCACCACAACATTGTGTGTAGCACTCATCACAGGCATACCCATAGGGTCAACAACTGGCTGCCCCATTGGGTCAATGATAGGAAGTTCTGTCGTATCTTGCTCGACAATCTCCATAGTCTCATCACTCATCAGCATTGCTAACTCGTCATCAGACAAATCAAAGTAACGCTCTTTAGTAATGTCTTCTTTGTTTTCCCAATAAGCCTTAACGATGCCGTTCTTTTGCATCAAGGCATCTTTAAACCAATCATGCAGAATGGCTACACCAGCGTTATCACGATTGAAAACCCAATTGCAGTAATCAGTAGCTTGCTTGGCAGAGGCTTCATCCCTTGGGCCTTGTGGCTCAAAGACTACGATATTGTCTGAGCCTGTAAAGATACGAACTAAGCTAGGTAACGCACCATCTATCGCTTCTGCCACTTCTCCAGTAACGATTTGAGACTTACCTTCGACCTCATTCCCATATGGCTGTCGTAGATAAGCCTCCAAAGCCTGTTTGCGCTGTTCAACAGTTTCGCTTTCAATAAAGCCAATTGCATCATCAATCTCTGACTGTAGTATTGACTTCAGTTCGTTCTGTTCCATGTTTGTCCTTTGGAGGGCGACCCATTCTGGGTTTGTCCAATTTTAACTCATTTACCACATTTTCAAGCATTTCGAGACGCTTTTCAAGTTCTTTTACTTTAGGGGCTAGATTTACACCCTGCATTGATACATACATCAGACAATCCATTTCGGAGTTTGGTTAATCGGCTTAGACCACGTTGAATGTCCTTCATCCAATCCAAGGGCTAAGTAACGGAAAGAATCAGAGCCATGACTTGACCAATCGTGTAGTGGTCTTTCAAAGAATATCTTACGCTTCTCATCGTAGTCTCTGCGGTAGTTTCTCAGGCAGTTTAGTCCTGTTTGCACTTTAGGTACGTTAAACCAGCACCTTGGCAATAACCTTCTTACCGCTTGGATGCCATCATCTAGTCCCATTCTGGGACTAATCTTGACTTCTAAGCCAGCTTCTTCAAGCATCTCTAGTCGGCTCTTACCTGTCCCAAGTTCCCTGACCCTAACGTCATGTGGCAGAATATGCTCTGCTTTGAGATAGTCGTTATCCTTAATCCACTTCACGTAGTGGTCTAGTCCAACTCCGTGATTCTCGTAGTAGTCAAGCAAACGCACTTCAGTACCCACCAACTGAGCCACCCAAATAGACGTAGAGTCACCCATTCCCAAGTCCCAAGCAGTAAAAGTTCTACTGATTTCCTCTCTGGGAATCTCTTGCATATGCTTCTTTTCTTCTAACTCGTTAAGGATTGTCCCATAGTAAGAGCCTTCTACAGCAGCATCAAAGCTACATTCAAACTCTTGGCGGTACTTATCCTCGCCCATCTCATTCTTAGCAGCCTTCAGTTCTATCTCATCTACTACCCCTGTCTCTGAGGCTTTGAACTCTAGTAAGCCCCATCCATCCTCTTTTTCTGCTCTGTCTCGCAGTTCTTTAAAGTGGTTGTGTCCTTTAGGTGTACCGATAAAAAGACACCAGCCCTTTCTATCAGCCAACGCAGGTCTTACGATGTCTGTCCATATCTTAGGATTCTGGTCACCAATCTCGTCTAGGATTACTCCATCAAAGTATTGACCACGGAGTGTTTCTGGATTATCTGAGCCAAACAACTGGATGCGCCTACCCCAGAAGTCCACCCTAAGTTCTGAAATATTGCTAGTGCCACCCAGAGGCTCTGCATACTTCACAAGGTAGTCCCATGCCACCCTCTTAGCTTGTCCGTATGTAGGGGCTATGTAGGCGTATCTAGGGGCTTCCTTTTGGTTGAGCAAAGCATCCTTGATTAAGTGGTTAATCGCAGAGACTGTCTTACCCATGCGCCTATGAGCAACGACAACGCCAAAACGCTTACTGTCCATCAGTTCATGGATAGCAAGTTGTTGTTCTCTGGGTTTGTAGGCTATCTCGATTACTTCTGCCATTGGACGCTTATCTGAATGTCTTTACCTTCTTCTCCAGTTACTTGGAGTGGTAAGACCTTACCGATTAGTCCCATGAAAGCCTGTGGGTGTGTCTCTGCCTTCTCTACGAGATAAGCAACGCCACCTGCGCCCTCTAGTGCCTCTAGTATCATCTCTCTAAGAACAGCATTGCCCTTATCAAGACTTCCCTTTGGTCTTCCTGCGCCTTCTCGTGCGCCACCACGATATGAAATGTTTGATTGTTTTTCAATCATTTTGTTTGACTCCTCTAGGGTTGGTCAAGTTAGTATCTACTCACAACGAGCAGAGTTAGTATATCACTTGCCTTTTTTCTTCATTACTTTTTTAGCAGAACTAAGAGCAATGGCAACTGCTTGCTTAGGGTTGGAAACTACTTTCCCACCTTTGCCAGAGTGCAGAGTGCCTTCTTTGTACTCTCCCATCACTTTGCCAACTTTTTTCTGACCAGCTTTTGTCATTTTCATTTTTTAGGCTTCTTTGCTTTGTTCTTTGCTGTACGCTCACCACGCACAGGCATAGGTTTAGGCTTCTTCATCAGCTTCTGCATCATCTCCAGAGCCTGTTGATTTGTAGTACCCAAGATTATTCTCCTTCAGACATATCGTCTTCTTTAGCCATTTCTGAGTCTTCAGTAATTGGCCCACCACTAATCCATGCTTCGCAGGTACGCTTAGAAGCACACTTAAAGTCAAACACTTCGCAATAGCCTAAGTCGCCAGCATCAATGACTTCCCAAGCATCCATCTCTGTGCCGTTCATCTCAAGACCAGATTCGATGCAAGCAAGCATCTTAGGTGTTTGAATGAAAGCAGCGCAGTTACCACAACGAGACTTTTTAGCCTGTGTAGGTGAGATTCTCCAAGCCTTAGAAATGTCACGCCAGTATTCCATGCTTGGCTCATTGGGATTCATTGGGCCATAGTTCGCCTTGTCGATAGCCTTCTGACGACACTCAAGATTGACTTCTACGTCACCTGTGGCAACTGGACACGCTTCGCCCTTTTTCTCTTGGCTTTGTATCTCAATCTCAATTTTTACTGAAGGTTCTAGTAAGCCACTCATAGCTATCCCTGTGAAGTTTGTGCTATTTTCTCACAAAAAAAAGAGAGAAGCAAATCTCTCTAAAGTCTCAATGGCAACTGAGTGCGTCCATTGTGCCTTAACCAATAAGTTTTGCAAGGGCTTTTTCAGTAGGCCAATTTCTTTTAAAACGATAAACCAATGTATTTTGTTTAATGCCAAGCATATCTGCCCATTCACCAACATTTAAAGTTAAGCCTTTATAAGTAATTTTTTTGTTTTTAGATGTGTTATTAGCTTGTTGTTTATAGGTTTCATACCTGCAATTACTTAATTCATATCCTTTGCTTCCGTCAATCCTACCAAGCGTGTAGCCTTCTGGACATTCACCCATATCAGCATAAAAGTTTTCAAAACTTTCCCATTCCTGACAAACTCTTATGCTTTTTTCATAGTAATTTTTTCTTGCAGAACCATTGGCTTTAGGGCTACATCTCATGCCCATACCATTCCAAATTCTGTATGTTCTTGTTCTCGATAAACCATGAGTTGACATTCTTTCAGATGTAAATCTTGGAGACTGACAGCCACAACTCTTTACTCTACCAAGACGCAAACTAGAGCCATCTACAGCTTTAACAGCCCCACAAACACATTTACATAACCAAACTGTTTGCCCAGAACTATTGCATCCTTGTTCTGAAATTACAGTCAAACTTTCAAAAATATTTCCAAGTTCATTTTTTTTAGCCACCAGTAATACTCCTTATGGTTTCGTTAAGCACCATAAGCTCATCGAGTTTTCTAATTCTCCACAACGCTTTAGTGCCATGTATGCCATTATACCCCTGATGGCAATCCTTACATAAAGGAATACATAAGTATTGGTTATGTTGCTTTATATGGTGAGCATCGCTTGGAGGAGAGGCATCACAGACCCCACACGGCAATTCTTTTACCTTTGCCAAGTGGAGTCGTTCCCTGTTGTTCGGTCTGTTGTTCATGCTTCATGTCTCTCACAAAAGTGGCAAAACTGTGTGCTGTGTCTCCAAAGGCTTTCATTTTTTCAAACTCTAAAGCTACTTCCTCAAGAGTGTCATTCCTTATTTTTTCTACTATCTCGTTAGCTTGACCCTTGTGCCAACCATTAGCTTTAAAAAGTTCAGTCATACCAAACCCCTATGAAATAAACCACCAGCCACCAAAAAGTCGCTAGTGAAAGAACAGTTAGTCGCCAAACTGCCTGTTTACTCAGCCTCGTAAGCCATGATTTTTGCATGGTCAGCTTCCTCCAAGATGTGCTTAGAAAGACGCATACAGCCCTCAATCTCTAATTCTTTAAACTGCTGGTCAGTAAAGATGCCCATGACGTTACGTCCTTCAAACCAGACTTCATCAATGTTCTCGTTGTAAGTACCTTCTTCGTCACGCTCGTATTCCATTACGACAGTAACGATTACAGAGCCTTCACCAGTTGTTGTGTCAAATTCGTATTTCATTTTGTAGTCCTTAAAAGTACCCTTGCGAATTGCTTGGGCTGACTTGATTGTATAGTTTTCTCAACACTTTGTTGAAAAATATATCTAAGTATTTTCCCTACTCTGTGGTTTTTACGCCAAGACGCTCACTTGCTTGTTCAGACCGCCAAATGTCAGCTTTCATCTGGGCAGCAGTCAGCATCCACTTTAAGGTTTCTTCTTTCTCAATGGCAATCATTAAGCCTTTAAGCAAATCAGCATACTCAATGTGAGCATAGGCTTCACGCTCTTGGGCAACCGCAGAATCTATCCCTCTGGCTAACGCATCCTTCATCAGCAGAGCCTTCTTGGTTTTACGAAACTCCTCAAGGTAGATTCTTTGTGCTTTAGCTTCCGCATATTTGCATGAATTTTCAATGATAAATTCGATGGCTTTGTAAGGTGCTTTCACTTGACTACCCCAATCATTCTTAATGCTGCCTCTGGGCAATCTATTCTCGCCAAGGTACTACCTGACCAATTCTCAAAAAAGTCGGCTTGTAGCTTCGTTAAACGCTTTCTAGGGCCTGATTTGCACTCAACCAAGAACGTGTGGTTTTTGTAGCCAACCAAAAGGTCAACTGGCAGACCAATGACCCATACATAAGCCCCTGCTGCCCTTAGTGCGCTTACGATGGCTTCTTGTGTTGCATCAACTCTTGCTGCTCTCCTCATTTCGTAACCTCGTCATTCTGTCCCTCAAAAGCAAAGTATCTGACTTTCCTCTGATTCGTTCCAAGTCCACGCACACTCCCTGCCACCAGAGCAACGCTTTGCTTGAGCCAATCGTCAATTTCTTTTGGTTGAACCTTCGTATCCACTCCCTGCACTCCGAGTCCTTCATAAACTCTAGGTCTTCTGTGGAAAGAATAATCCCCGTGAATTTTTTTTGAGAATTCTTCATAAACAATTTTTGCTTCTTCTAAAGAGTAAAAATATCCTAAATGTTTGCTTTTCCCATTTATTTTTATGTTCGCTTTGTATCTACCTCTTTCGATGCAAACACCTTTAACTCCAAGTTTGTTTGTGTGTTTTTCTTTTGAGTTTTGATTATTTTCAGACATTGTTGCTGGTCTTAAATTTTCAATGTTGTTGTTTTGTTTGTTGCCATCAATATGGTCAATAAAGTCTGGACAACATCCATGATGAAATTGATAAATTAAACGATGAACTCTGTATCTAACACCTTTGATGTTTGTAGCCGAATAACCATTATTTTCAACCCATCCAACAACATGGTCAGCTTTACCTCTGGATTGACTTTTTTTATGAAATAAATTTCCATTTTTGTAATAAAACAAATCATGTAAAAATTCTTTGTTTGGCAAATCTTTAATTTTCATGCTTTTCTCCGCAACTCAGCCATCTTTGCCAAGACTTCTAGCGGAATGGGCGCAGCTTTCAAAGCGTCTGCTTTAATTTTAAGTAATGCAGGGTCAGGCTCATTTTTGCTCGGAACTGTGAGCCTCACAATGTCAGCAGGGTTTTGTTTAGGTGCGTTTGTGCTTCTCACCCAATTACGCCAAGTAGCAAACCAATCCAACTTCACACCCTTCTGACCTGCTTGGGCTATCCAGTAATCCTTAAACTGGTCAAAGGTTTTAACAGGGCTAAGTTCTGGTCTTGTTTGTTGACAGAAGTCTTCCCATTCTTTTGGAAAACTAAAATCAGAAGCGAGGCGTTTGCCGAGTGTCTTCTTCTCTATTGGTTCTTGGTTAATGGTTAGTGGTTTATGGTTAGGTGTAGCTTCGTTAACGACTTGTACACGCTTCGTGCTGTTCTCTCTACGCTTTGCTTCTCTTTCATCAGCAATTCGTTTGTTAGTGTCAGCATTTTTATGGTAGTGCA